AAAAGAAACGCCCCAATGGTGATCAACCCATTGCTCCCTGTTGTGTTCCGCAGAACTGTTTCAGGTGAGTAACCATCACTCGGCATTCTCGGTTGCAACCGACAAGAGGCAAGGATAGGGTAGTAGGACAAGATGGTGGGCCTGCTCGGACTTGAACCGAGACTCAACGAATTATGAGTTCGCTGCTTTAACCAATTAAGCTACAGGCCCAAAAATGGCTGCGAAGGTAGGGATCGAACCTACGACCAAGTGATTAACAGTCACCTGCTCTACCGCTGAGCTACTTCGCAATAAAAAATTTATATCAAAGATCAATACACATCATTATTGCGTAAAAAATAAAAATGTCAACCACAAAAAAACAAAAAGCCCCAAAATCCCTGGAGTAGGAAATTGGGGCTTAAAATTCTATGCGACCGAATAGCAACACACACCACGCGATTAAGCAAATGACGGCAGATAGTGTTACACAAAAAAAATAAAAAAAGGAAAAAAAAATTTTAAAAGGAAAAAGTGTAAACCATATTATGTTTGTAGGCTCAGAGGAAACAAAACTTATTTTACAAAATTATGAGGTGACTGGAATTACTGATATATCTTTTAGCTCCCAAGTGCAAGAAGATGCCGTAGTCCTTTTAGCTAATAGAGGCATAACAAGAAAAGTTAATAAAGGACACGTAATCAACTGCAAAATTTCAAAACCTTACTTGGGCAAAGAAAGATTTCAAGAATTTACAGGAATAACTGATTTATCGGGTCAATTCATATATGGAGAAAATGCTGTAGAATTTAATGGCGGCGCAATATCCTCTTATTCTATATCTGTCGATACTCAAGCATCTCCAAAAGTTTCTATAAATATGAGCATATATGGAGATTTTAAACCCACCACAAATTTAGCAGTAGGACTTTCAGATTACGAATTTGAAGAATTAGCGCCAGAATCTGTATTTATAGACGTAGAAGGCAGAAATTCTATATTAACGTCTTTTTCGTATTCTGTAAATTTCGACATTAAGCCGACCTACGAAATAAACTCTGTAAAATCTTCTACTTCTAAAATATTTTCGCCTATACAATATTCTGCTTCAGCAGAAATGCTTATGGACGAACAAGAATTTGAAGACGTCACGGGTTTGATGGAGTCCGAAACCTTTAATAGAAATATTTTATTTAATATACAAGACTCTGGATCAGTTGTTCTTAATACTTATAATATACCAAATGCGAGTTTAGAATCTCAAGAAGTTAGCGTCGCTGCTGGAGATTTAGTAAAAATGTCTATTAAATATAAAGGGTTGGATTTAAATGCTTAATGGCTCTGAAAAAAGTTTTATAATACTAGAAGGCGTATTGTTGACTGGGATAGAAGATATATCTTTTGATTATTCAATAACAGAAAGCTCTACAAGACTTTTAGCGAAAAGGGGTATAAATAGAAAAATCTATGGGCCGCCTAAAGTAACCTGCCGCCTTTCAAAACCATACAATGGAGCCGACTTTTTTCAAAGTTTAACTGGCTTTACAAATCTTTCTGGGCAATTCGTATATGAAGATAACGCTATAGACTTTACAGATGCTTGTATATCTAGTTATGGGCTGAATTTGGATTCTAATGGATTTGGCAAAGTAGATGTTGATTTGAGTATTTTTGGAGATTTGAAGCCAACTCAGGATTTAAAAACTTCAACAGCCGAAAGTGATTTTGAGGTTTTAGATAAAACGCCCCCATTAGAAATATTTAATTTAGATCAAAAGGTATCCGCAATCAAATCCTTAGATTATAAAGCCTCCTTTGATATAAAGCCAAACAATGAAATGGGAGGCATAAATGCGTCTAAGGTTAGTATATTATCTCCAGTTTCTCATAAAATATCTGCCGACATAGAAATGCTTGAACAGGAAGTCGAGGATGTAACTGGATTAGTTGATAACAACAATTTAACAAAAAACATAAGTATGATTTTCGCTTTGCCAGAGAACTCCCAAAGCGTAATTCAAATCAAAGAAATCCAAGAAGAGGTTGAAAATATACAATCTAGCGGGGTTGATTTAAGTGATTTAGATTTTTCTTTTGGAAGTTGTGCTTTGAATGCATTTCAATTTAAAGAAGCCTCAATCAGCCAACAAAATTTAAATTCTAAAGCTGGTGAGGTCTTGCAATTATCTAATGATTATTCAGCTTACTCAACAGTCAACAGGATTACTAGATCAGTAGTTAAACCTGCAGAAATTGGAAGCTGCTTGGATCAAGTCAATAGGGTTTTAGAAAACATAGACATAGCTAGAAATAGATTCCAGTTTACTCTTTTCGGAAATATCATTGATTTTGAAAATAAAGCAGTGGGAGAAACAAATGAAAATCTTTTTGAAAGAACCGTTCAATTGATAGCGCCAAAAACTGGAGAAGACTTTGAACAGGCACAAGCTGGAGAATATCTCCAAAATATTCGTAGTTTTGTGGCACTTGGATTTGCTCCAGGAGATAAAGTGGACTTTGAAGAATTTTTCAATGGTGAAACTGCTTTGTTAGAGTTTGTTGATATTTATTTTGAAAATCAAGTCGATTTTGAAGATAGATGCACTGGAAAAACAAGTCAAGACTTGCATTAATTTTTAAAAAAAGTGTAATACATATTATGGCTGGTGGATTTATATTTGAAAAAACAATACAACCCGAATTTCAAAATGGAACAGATAAAAGTTTGCTAATTGAACCCAATTACGCTTACCAAGTCCCATTTACATTTGGAGACGACTGGGAGGAAATAAAAATAGGAATGTTTGTAAGTTATGTGCAAACAGGAGCTGGTAACGAAAATAAAGGTTTTCCAACAACAACAAGATTTAATTCTGGCGGAACAACAAATGACACTTTTACTTATGTGGGTATAATTAAAAGCGCGGCTGAAAAATCTTTGCCATTATCTCTAAATAATAGTGGCTTTATTGGAACTCAATCTCAAAATGCATATATAGCAAATACTAATAGAGAAGAGCATAACAAGATGACGCATCCTGATTTTTCTCCAAGTGATCCGTATGAAGGTAATAATAAATTCTTTTCAACATATGGGTCCGAAGAATTAGAAGTTAAAAGATTTTTAGAACAGCAGGGAAATTTCAATATAGTAGGTTCATCTGGCCTAAACGCTTGGGCATATCCACACAAAGAAGACTTTTTTTGCTCGTATTGGGGTCTCAATTACAAAGTTTTAAATAAGGGTCAAAGCGATCAACTTGTAAGTTTTAACGCTTGTTGCAAAGGAATATATGAATATATTTATTACAACGATATAGAAAGAGGTAAAATAGAAGACCCAAGTATAGAAAATCTAGTAAATATAATGAATGGTGCAGGCGAATATCAATTTCCTGATTTACATGATAATTCAGCAACAGGATTTTTATGGAATAAAGATGGGGCTGCTTTAAATTTGCCAGATTCTTTATTTTATTATAATGCTTTTCCCCAAGCAAGGCCAAGAATTCATGCTTGGGCTGTTAAAAAGATTAGTTAAAAGTGTAATCTTATTAAATGTCTAATACATTAGAATTCAAACAATTGAATCACAAAATGAGATTCAAGGAACGCAAATTTAAATTTACCGAAAACCAAATAGATTTTCTAAAAACGGCGCTCGATTCAAATTCAAAACTTTTATTTTTGGCTGGTCCAGCAGGTACTGCGAAAACTTATATGGCCACATATTCAGCTTTGCAGATGATGATGGACTCCAATTTTGAAAAAGGAATTTTATACATTAGAAGTATAGCTGAGAGCGCACAAAGAAGCATGGGTGCGCTTCCAGGATCTTTGGAAGAAAAGTTTGCGATTTTTGCTGGCCCATTTTACGACAAGCTCGATGAAATGTTGAATCCCCCCGATATTAGAGTTTTAAGAGAAAAAAATATGTTTGATTGTATTCCCGTCAATTATGTTAGAGGCGCAAACTGGAATGATACAATTGTAATCGTTGATGAGGCTCAAAACTTCTCTTACAGCGAATTAGTGACTGTTTTAACGAGAATAGGGGAAAATTCAAAAATAATTATCTGTGGAGACATTATGCAAAGTGATATTAACAACAGCGGCTTCTCTGAAATCTTTAACACATTTAATGATGAAGAGTCTGTAGAAAACGGAGTAGTGTGTAAACAATTCACAACAGAGGATATCAAAAGAAGCGAAATTGTTAAATTTATCGTGTCGAAACTAGAGAATAATTAAAATAAATTTATAATAATTTATGGCAATTAAATTTTGTACAGATTGTGGTAAAAAGTTTGAATATAAATTCAGTCCACCAAAGTTTTGTTCTGATTGTGGAACACCTATTGATGGTGTAGCAAAAGCGAGCAAAACTATTGCACCCGAAAGAGCTTCAAAGAAAATCGAAGCTTTGAGTGATGATGAGACGGACGCAGAGTCTGTACCATATATTTCAAAGTTAGAATATGAAATTGATGATTTTGGAGCAAGTATGCAACAAACAATGGGTTCTTTGGCTGGAAAATCAGCACCAAAACGAAGAAGTAGAACAGTTAGAGACTTTGACAACTTGTAATGTATCAATTCGAAGACAAGCTAGAAGAAATAGAAGCTGCCCTCGAAAGAAAACGATCCAAATGGGATCTTGATGCGGTTGCATACATTGACTATGATGATATTAAGCAAATCATCATGACTCATATATATAAAAAGTGGCACTTATGGGATCAATCAAAGCCAATAGAGCCTTGGTTGAGTAGAGTAGTTTCTAACCAATTTAAAAACCTTTTAAGAAATCATTACGGTAATTATGCACGACCATGCCTTAGATGCAAGTTTAATGGGGGAGGTACTGATTGTTTAAAAACAAGAAGTGGCAATCAAGATATATCCTGCTTTGAATACAAAAATTGGACGCTAAAGAAGAAAGCTGCTTATGATATAAAGTTAGCCGTTACAATGGAAAACCACACCAATGAAATCTGCCAAAGAAAAGACACTTTTCTTGATTTGGGGTCATCATTAGGGAAATTACAAAAAGAAATGCAAAGTCATTTAAATAAGAGACATTTCAAAGCTTTTAACATGCTTTTTGTAGAAAACAAAACAGAAGAAGAGGTGGCGAAATTTTTAGGTTTCAAGACTACTGAAAAAAAGAGATCAGCAGGATATAAGCAAATCAAAAATTTAAAAAAGATTTTTCAAGAAAAAGCTAAAGAAATTATAAAAGAGAAAGATATTATATGACAGAATTATCAGATGACCAAAAAGAATCAATCTTAAATATCTTTAAAGAAAACCCAAACATCATAGAAATAACAAAAAAGGTTTTCAATGATCATAAGTTAGATGGCAGATCAAAAGAAGGCCGTGCTGTAAGTAAATTCTTAGCAGAAAACGGCTTAAAAGCCAAAACCACAAAAAGAGCAAAATCCGAAAACATAAATCTTTCCCAAGATCAAATTGATGAAATTTTGGAAATGTGCGAGGATGGCATGAACACATCCCAAATTGCTGATTTGTTATTTGATAAAGAAGTTAAGAGGCTCAGTAATGAGTGGAGAGCCGTAAACGAAATAGTTAATCAAAAAAGCGAAGAAGAAAAAGATGAAGGTCAAGACTCTTCTGGACGCTATATTCCACCACAAGCAATTTCAAGAATCATTAAAAAGATCAATGATTCAACTGGTTATGGTCTTGAAGAAGACAAAATGTCTCGCAATCAAAAACATTGTTGCGACAAACTAAGAATCAATCTCAGTAATTCTCGATTTGTTGCTATTGTCAACAACTATACCAATCCAAGAGATAAGGAACTGTTTGAGCAGGAGTTTGTTCGCTTAACTTGGGACAAACCAGATCTTACCGCAGACGAATTAAATCTATACATGAACGTCGCAAAAGAGATCATCAATCTTGAGTTAATTACTGGTCACTTGCAAAAACTTAACGATATGTTTGAAAGCGCAGATGACCAAGATGAAATGACAGTGCGTTTGGCGGAAATTATTAAGGCTAAAAGCTCCGAATATCATCAATGTGAGTCTCGCATCGAAAACTTAACAAAGAAGCTTCAGGGCGACCGTGGAGCGCGTCTAGCGAACAAGCAAAAGGAAACAGCGTCATTTCTTTCTATCGTCCAGCTTTTCCAAGAAGAGGAAGAGCGAAAAAATATGGTCAGAATTGCAGAAATGCAAAAACAAGTAATCAAAGAAGAAGCCAAGCGTCTTGAAGGCATGGCTGCTTGGAAAGCTCGTGTACTAGGCATAGGTATTGAAGATGTCTTATAAATGCAAAGAATGCGGATCAGATTTTGAATCTGAGAAATCGTTACATAGTCATCTTAAAGCTCATAAGATGTATGTGGCAGATTACTATGTTAAGCATTATCCGAGATTTAATAAATTAAATGGTAATCCGCTACCATTCAAAACAAAAGACGAATACTTTGAAAATGACTTCACTTCAAGATCACAACTTGTGATGTGGTGCGAATCAGCGCCAAAAGAAGAAGTGAAAGAATATATAATTGAACTAGCAAAACGCAGGATCAAGCAGAAAAAATATACTCATGCGCCATTTCATTTAGAGCTTTCAAAACGTCAACTGCCCGACTTAGATGTGTACAAAAAGCATTTTGGCACATATACTAAAGCTTGTGAGCAAATGGGCGTTCCGCCCATCTTCGATAAGGGCTTGCCCAAGGAGTTCAACAACGAAGTTGATGTTGAAGTCTTGATCGACACGCGAGAACAACAGCCATTAGAATTTTCCAAATCACAAATTTTAAAATTAGATTTCGGAGATTATACTTTGGGTGGAGATGATTTTTCTAATACTTTTGTGGATAGAAAAAGTCCTGGCGACTTCTTATCAACATTTGGTGGGCAAGTAGATAGATTTAGAAGAGAAATGCAAAGATGTGTGCAAATGGACAGTTATATGTATATCGTCATTGAGAAGCCCTTGGCAAAAATAGAAAAAGAAGCCATGTTTACAAGAGGTAGAAAAAAACCAAAATTAGGTTGGATATTCTCTAATATGATATCTGTTCAGCACGAGTTTGCTGGCAACTGTCAGTTTATATTTACAGACAATAGAAAACATAGCGAAGAAATAATTCCAAAATTATTATGTTTTGGAAAGAAGTTATGGAATGTAGATGTTCAATATTTTTTAGATAAGGAAGAAAGATGAGTTGGGAAGTTGGAAATCAAAAACCTTTAAAGCGTGAAGACGTAAACAAACAAGTTATGGATCTTGAGGGTTACCTTGAAGATACTAAGGCTAAAATTTGGCTTTATAAATTTTTAAAAGAAAATGTAACATTTACGACTCAATTGCTTACTGGTATCGAGTTATTTCCGTTCCAACATATGGCGGTCAAAGCAATGATGGAGAACGATTACTTTTTGGGAATCTGGTCTCGCGGTATGTCGAAATCGTTCTCGACTGGTATTTTTGCTTTGTTGGACGCTATGTTAAATCAAGGCGTACATATTGGAATTATTTCAAAGTCTTTCCGTCAGTCTAAAATGATCTTCCGTAAGATTGAGGATATAGCACAAGATAAAAAAGCAGAATTATTTCAACAATGCATCGGTAAGGTGAGTAAATCTAACGATGAATGGTCAATGCAAATTGGTAAAAGTAGAATTACTGCTTTACCACTTGGCGATGGTGAAAAACTTCGTGGTTTCCGTTTCCAAAGAATCATTATTGACGAGCTTTTACTTATGCCAGAAAAGGTTTTGAACGAAGTTATTATGCCGTTCCTTGCTGTTGTAGAAAACCCAACAGAAAGACAAAGAATAAGAGATGCTGAAGATGCAATGATTGCGGCTGGTAAAATGACTGAGGAAGAGAGAACAGAGTGGCCATCAAATAAAATGATTGGTTTATCGTCTGCATCTTACAAATTTGAATATCTTTATAAGATGTATCAAGCATATGAGAATATGATATTTAATCCTGGGGCAAAAAACCAAGGTAGAAGATGCATTATGCAGTTTAGTTATGACTGCGCCCCTAAAGCTTTATATGATGAAAATTTGATTTCTCAAGCAAGAGGAACAATGAGCCAGTCGCAAATTGATAGAGAGTTTAATGCTCAGTTCACAGATGACAGTGCTGGTTACTTTAAAATCAGCAAAATGGCTGAATGCACAATTGAAGATGGCGAGTCTCCTTCTATCGAAGTGGCTGGAGAAGAAGGTGCTGAGTATATTTTGGCATTTGACCCTTCTTGGTCTGAATCTGAAGCATCTGATGATTTTGCTATACAAGTTATTAAACTTTTGCCAGAAGAGAAAAAGGGGATCTTGGTTCATAGTTACGCACTTCCTGGAACAAATTTAAAGAAGCACATGACTTATTTTAAATATGTTTTAGATCATTTTAATGTTATTATGATTGTGGGAGACTACAATGGCGGCGTTCAGTTTATAAATTCATGCAACGAAAGCGACCTATTCAAAAAAGATAAATTAAAAATAGGCACATTTGATGCGGGACTAGATAACCCTCACGATTATACAAAAGATCTTAAAGAAGCCAGAAAGCAGTATAATGTTTCTGACAACACTATATGCTACTTAAGAAAACCAACTTCTGTTTGGATTAGAAATGGCAACGAAATGTTACAAACGGCATTTGATAGAAAAAGATTATATTTCGCAGCTACTGCTATGGATGACAATTATTCAATGCAAAAAGCTAAAAAAATCCCAATCAAAGAATTAAAGTTTTCAAAGTATGAAGATGAAAAAAATGTTGGTGCCAAAATGATCGATTTTATTGAGCATCAAAAAGATATGATTGATTTAACAAAGGCTGAATGTGCTTTAATACAAGTATCTTCTTCTAGTGGCGGCACACAAAGTTTTGATTTGCCTAGCAATCTAAAAAGACAAAAAGGTGTTGATAGGCCAAGAAAAGACTCCTATTCAGCTTTGGTTTTAGGTAACTGGGGAATGAACATTTATTATGACATGATGAACGTGCCGAAAGAAAATAATTATGGTTTTGTTCCAACCTTTATTTAAAAAGTTAAAAAAGTGACTTTTAAAAAGTGTAAGTAACTTTATAATAGTTATGCCAATACCAAAACCAGCGAAAAAAGAGGAGCAAAAACAATTCATGTCACGTTGCTTGGGCGACAAGGTCATGAAAAAAGAATTTAAAGACATTAAGCAAAGAATTGCTGTGTGTATGACATCGTTTAGAGATAAAGACAAAAAAGATGACTAAAAGAAAATATACAAAAAAATCCGATTATTGGAACAAATTTGAAAAAAATACTCCGCAAGTATCAAAAGCGGAAGAATTTGTTGAACCAGCAACGGCTGGCGAATCTTATCATACTTCCCTGGGGTCGTACAGTCGATCTGGTTCTGTGAGCAACCTAAACAACAACAATACCAGCACAAGAATAAATAGATCTTCTGTTACGGCCCCGCTTAATAAATTTAGTCAAATTCGTGCTGGATTACTTCCTTACGAGATCTCTTCTGATGGTATCAACGTAAGAGAAGCTATTGAACTTTGCCAAAAAGCTTATGCTAATGTGCCAATTTTCAGAAATACAATTGACATGATGTCAGAGTTCGCAAATGCAGAAGTTTACTTAGAGGGCGGAAATGCAACTTCAAGAGACTTTTTCATGAAACTTTTTGACCGCATAAAGTTATGGGATTTAAAAGATCAATATTTTAGAGAATACTACAGAAGCGGTAATATTTTTCTTTACAGACTTGATGGCAAGTTTGACCTAAACGATTTTAAGAAATTTTCTAAAATTGTAGAAAACAACCCAAGAGAAAATAAATTTCCACTTAAATATATTGTTTTAAACCCTTTCGAGATTGTTGCTAAAAGAAGCACGGTATTCAATACAAAAGATGGAGCTTATGCAAAGATTCTTTCCGAGTTCGATATGGAAAGACTTGCAAACCCAAAGAATGAGTATGACAAAGCTGTATTTGAGGCACTTGAT